AAATAGTAATAATTATCATTTTTTTCAAGAGAAGATTTTAATGGTTTTCTCTTTTTTTTGTGCCTATACCTAAAATTTGCGATTTTTTTACAAACGGGAAGACTATATAACGGTTTATCTTTGCAGTGTTTAATAAAAATTAAAAAGATAATGCTTGAAATAGACGTAAATAAAGATATAATGAACTCCTCCGATGCTTTATGGTTTTATGGTAGTAAAGATGAATGTTTCTCAGCTGAAAGATTAAAAGGAATCTTAAAAGACAATACAGATGAAAAAGATATAAGACTTAACATTTGTTGCAGAGGTGGTTCGGTCGATGAAGGAATTGAAATATATCAAATTTTAAGAAATAGCGGAAAAAATATTTATTGTAATATAGGAAGTGCTTGCCATAGTATAGCACTTGTAATATTAGCAGCAGCACCATTTGAAAATAGAACTGGAGACGCTAATTGTAGTTGTTTAATTCATAATGCAAGTACTTGTGTTATGGGACAATATTCTTATAATGAATTAAACAAAATAACAACTAATTTAAAGGTTTCAGACCAAAGAATACGCAATATTTTAGCTGAAAGAACAAACCAAGATATAAAAGTAATTGAGGACTTAATGAATGAAGAAGTTGAAAGAACAGCCCAAGAAATGTTAAGTTATGGTTTTATATCAAAGATAAACACTTATAACACTAATAAGAAAGAAAGCAAAATTAATAATAATAAATTTTTAAATAACAAAAAAATGGCAGAGAAAAAGACAAAAATTGAAAATCTGTTAAATAGGATAAGCAAATATATGAGTGGTGCAGTAAACTTTGACTTCACAACTCCTGATGGCGATATTCTATTTTCAACAGATAAAGCTGATGATGATGACACATTAGCTGTTGGAGATAATGCTACACCTGACGGTACTTTTGAATTACAACAAGATACAAGCGAATTAAAAGCTGGTAGTATAGTGGTAATTGAAAATGGTACTATAAAAAACATTACTCCAAAAGAAGATGAAAAAGAGCCAATGCAAGAGCCAAATGAAGAAATGGGAAACTTGAAGAAAGAGAACGAGGCTTTGAAAAAAGAAAATGCAAAAGGAAAACAATTATTAAATGAGGCACAAACTGAAATCCTTAACTTAAAAAAAGGAACAACAAGCAATTATCAACCTCCAACTCAAAAAAGAGTTACAGGGAAAAACATAGAGCAAGATGAAAAGAACAAGATTGATTTGGAGGAAGAAAGCAAAAAAAGAAAAGAAGTATTAAAAACATTTAAAATTTAAAGAAAATGGGAGTAATAGATTGGGGTAAATTTAATTTCTCGGCAGAGGAAATTAGAAATATAGGAAAAGACATCTTACAAGATAGTATATTGGAAGCACCAGACGTCAAGGGAATAATGACAATATACGATGGAGAAGTATATAACAAACAAGTGGGATACCTTGGAGAAGGAGAAATGGTTGGAAAAGCTGGTGCTGGCTGTGACCTAACAGCACAAAATTGGCAAATATCAACAAGGACTTTCACTTGGGTTCCAAAAGAATGGTATGTATATTTTACGCAATGCTATTCAGAGTTCTTGAATACGGCAGCAGTTTATTCACTTCAATTTGGGATTAATATTGCTGACTTTACAAATACTGAAATAGGAAATATATTGTCAGCTTATTTGTTGAAAGCATTAAGGAAATTCATTATCCGTCTTGCTTGGTTTAACGACACAAGTGCCGCAACAGTAACAAATAGTGGAACTTTAAAAACAGGAACAGATATAAGTTATTTCAATATCCTTGACGGATTATTTAAACAAATAGAGCTTCAATGTACAGCAAACGCAAAACAAAAAGTAACAATAGAAGAGAATGCAAATAGCACTTATGCAACTCAAAAAATTTCAGTTGATAATATACAAGGTTACCTTGAAGATTTGTATTTCAACGCTCCTATCGTATTGAGAAATATGAGCGACAACTTTATTCTTTGCACACAAAGTTTCTTTGACGCTTATAAGAAGAGTTTACAAGTAATTCACGTTGAAACAAATTTATCTTATCTTGAAAATGGAAAAGAAACTTTATCTTACAATGGAGTTAAGTTAATACCAATGCCAATTTGGGACGAAATGTTTCAAAATTACGATACTGGTACTAAACTTATTAATCCACACAGAGCTTTATTTACAAATAAAGCTGTATTAGGTTTAGCGGTAGATTCATTCGATTCATTTGAAAACATAGATATGTGGTTTGACAAAGACTCTCAAAAGGTTAAAGAGTTAGTAAGAGGAAAAGCAGACGTCAAATTGACAAATCCTAATTTATTTATGTACGCAGTTTAAAAAAAGGAGGAATAAGAAATGCCAACACCAACAACAACGTGCAGCCAACTTGCACAAGATTTTATTGGAAAGACTTGTGAACAGCCAATAGCTGGTACAAGTTCACAAGTTATACTAATCAATTATGATGATATTAACAGGTCAACTATCGTTAAAACAGATGGAATAGTTTCTGCCTTGTCATTAAACACAGGAAAAAGAGGCTATTCATTTACAAATACAGACGGAAACGCAAACATAGGCTCATTTACTTTTAATCCTCAAACATATACAGGTGGAAGTTATGTTCATACTGTATCTTTAAAGGATTTCATAGGAAACGCAGATGCTTATAAATTTGTAAGTCAGTTAAAAGCTTCAAAAGTTGTAGCAATAATTGAAAACAGATTTAAGGGAGACACAGCAGAAAGAAAATATACGATATATGGACTTGAAGCTGGTTTGAAGCTTAAAGCTGATAGTGGTACAACAGAATTAAGTGACGGTATTGTTGCAACTATTGAATTATCAAGTAGTGATAATTGCCAAGAGCCAAATAGACCTATCAATTTATTTGTTACTGATGAATCCGCAACAGACACAATGGTAAAAGGTCTTTTGATTGCAGCGGCTTAAAAATTAATCAATTATGACAACATATAAAGAAAGATTAATAGAGTTCCAAGATAAAATGAAAGAGTTGTGCAAAACAACTCTTTCAAATGACGAGGACATCAAGAAGTATTATAACGAGAACCAAGAGGACAAAGACACATTAAACATATTAGCACAATTTTACTTAAATAGTGCGATAACAGGATGTGGAAATTGTCTTGTTGATTACACAGCGAGGATATTAGCTATTGACCCTAACAGCGATGTAGCCAATAAAGAAATATGCTTGTTCTCTTTATTCGCTGGAGCTCTATTGCAAGATACAGATAACTACGATAGTAGTAAGAATGTAAGTAATTGGAATTTGACCAATGAAAACGCTATTTGGCACTTGAAACAAGACAAGAAAAAGATAAGATTTTTCTCAAAATATCCAGAAAATTGGGAGGATTTACTTGCAGATAACAGCCCAAAAGAACAAGAAAAGAAAAGTATTAAGAAAAAACAATCATAATCTTATTTGTTAAGGGGCTTTACGCCCCTTTTTTACAGAAAAATGAAATATCAAAAACTAAAAAAAGAGCCTTTATTTGAAGTTAGCAACAACACAAGTTACAACATTCAAAATTATGGAATAGAAAACGACTTTCCACAACAACTTCTAATGCTTATTAGAGGAAGTAGTAGTGCAATGCAAGGAATTGACAACTATTCCAAGTTCATTTATGGTCAAGGTTTCAGCGATATTTCACTTTCACAAAAAATAATAAATAGAAAAAGACAAACATTAGACTCTTTGCTTAATCTTATAAGTAAGGATTTGGCAATATTTGGCGGTTTTGCATTACATTTCAACTATAACTTACTTTACGAGATAAGCGAAATTAATTATGTTCCTTTTGAAACTGTAAGGCTTGGAAGTGTTGATAAGAATGGTCATTTTGACAATGTAAAAATTCATTGGGATTGGGCAAAAAACTTCTCTAAATTGAGGAGATTTTCGAAAGAGGACATCAAAGAAATTAAATTGTACAACCCCAACAAATTAATGGTTAAAGAACAAATTGACAACGCAGGCGGAATAAACAACTATGCAGGACAAATACTTTATTATACTTTAAACGAAAATAACTTCTATCCAGAACCAACATATTCAAGCTCATTAACTGACATCTCAACTGAGCAAGGAATTTCAAATATAGATTATAGAAATGTTAGAGAGAGATTTCTAACTGGTGGCGTATTGGTTCAGATAAAGAATAGTAACGAGAATGTAAAGACCGAGAAAGAAGACTACATCAATGATGACAATAGTTTTTCAAACACTTTGCAAGAAATGCAGACAGATGAAAGAGCTTGCAAGATTGCTCTTGTGACTGTAAAAAATAAAGACGATGTGCCTTCTTGGATTCCAATGCAAACGAATAATTACGATACTGAATATAAAATAACAACAGAGTCTATAAGAACAAAGATAAGAACTTCATTTATGCAACCTCCTCTCCTATTCTCTGAAAGCGTATCAACTGGATTTTCAGTAGATGAAATGCAGCAGAGCTACGAATTTTACAATGGAAAGACATTAAAAGAGAGACAAGCGATTGAAAGAATATTTAAAGAGTTATTTTCTCATTATAGTGAAGAAATGAATGTAAATGATTTCTCAATTAAAAAACTTCAATGGAATGGAAACGAAAACAATACTCAATGATACTTCAATAATCAAGTCAATACGCCCTTTTGGAAACATAGACGATAAAAGACTAACGCCTTATATTTATGAAGCAGAAAAAGAATGTGTAATAAATTATCTTGGAGCAAAGTTTTACAAAGCTTTGGTTGAAGATAACAATAATACTTATGCAAATGTCCTTAATGGTGGCTATTACAATGACGATAATAATTATTTTGAGGGATTATATAGAGCAATATCTTATCTTGCTTATTCTCGCTTTATTAGAAACCAAGATACAACAATAACACAAATGTCAGTAATTGACAAGCTAAATGACTTGTCAGATAAAACTTCAAGCGATGACATAATAAGGCTTGCAAACGATACTGACGAATTGGGCAAAAAATATCTTTATCATACAAAACAATATTGTATTTTTATGAAATACATAGAAGATGACAAACGAACAATAGAAAGAAATACGACTATAAATATTAAGGTAATAGGAGAATAAGAAATGGCAAATGGAAGTATAAAATTTAGTAGTGGAATGTCGCAAGCTACGAGCAAAAGCACAACAGATTTGCTTATGCTTAAACGCTCTGGCATTGACTCGCCAATGGTAATCCCTTTAAGTATCTTATTAGGAGATTTAGCGACAAAAGATGAATTAAAAAGTTTAATTTATTTTCAAAATATAGAA